ACCTCCCGCGCCCCCCCCGGGGGGAGAGGCGCTCGGTGGTGGTGGGAAAGGCGAATATGGATTTTGTGCTGGTTCTTCAATGTTTAATACATTTACGTTAGAACTTACGTCAGAACTTTGATGAATCATATTTATATTCGTACTAATCTTTCTTAAACATTCATTCAGATCATTCATAGGTATATGTACTATCATCCATTTTAATAACAGTGTGACGGGTAAATTTGAAAGTCGATTGATTAAATTCTCCACGCTTTCATCGTTAATTGCAGCCATATATTTTTTTAATACAGTGTTTTGTTTAATTCAAATAATTTTTTTTTGTTCATTTTAAAAATTCGTCTTGTAATTCTAATAAAGAAAGTTTCATCAAGTTCATTCGAATAAGACCTTTTGTATGTTCTGATTCTTTTGATGATGTCTCTTTGATAATCTTTTTAATTAAATCATTCCTTTCTTTAATTTCTTTATTTGTTCCTGTAACCTTGTCGTTTAATTCTTTAATGTTCATTCTTTTTTTTATACAATTAACAAAGTTTGTGATAAATTTTAATTTCTCCGAGTCGTTTTGAATGGTGTCTAAAAGGTAATCTGCTAGTTGTGGACCTATTTCTTTGGTTTTTGTCGAAACGTTTAATAATTCATCTGGTACACGGGGTAATGTTTCCGGTACTGAACATTTTATAATTTCATTTTTGAATTCAAAGTCAGGCTTTTTGTTAAAATCAACATCCTTTTTGTTTAAAAATTCAATTTCATCTTTTTGAAGAGTAGATGGGTTAAATTTATATTTACGATAGCCTTCTTGTTCTTCAATAAAAAGTTCTTCTGTTGTGATTCTGTTATGGTTTTTATAAAACGAACAATCAACCGCAACTTCTTTTAACCATTGTTCGTACTTTGATGAATTTTTTTTCTTGTCGTTGGCTATATCTTGAATATATTGTTCATAATTTAAATCAAGTTTTTCATCACCTGATATATGTCGATAAATGTTCACAAATCGTTTTTTGTCTGGTAATTGGTTATGTGAATTTTGTCTTACTGCTCTTCCAATGACTTGTTCTATTCGCGATTCATTCCACCATGGATTTAATATATGTACATGCCGAACTGCTTTTAAACTAACACCTTCCATAATTGAAGTACTACCTAACAATATTTTTATGATTTTACCATCTTTATTCGCTTCCGAGTTGAATGTTTTTAATATTTGATGTTTGATTATATCATCACCCTCTCCGGTCCAAATCATAAATCGATCCGCTTCATTGTTTACAATACCCTTTGCTTGATTGTATTTAAATGTTCTCTTTAAAAAATATATGATCGGATCTAATCCGTGTTTTAACATATCGGAATAAATAAATATTTTACCCTCTTGTGTTTCGATAGAGTCTAGTATATTTTTTATTTTTGGGCTATAATTTTGTAATAAACCATATTTATGAATACCTGTATTTGGTATAAAAATATTATAATATTTCTGTTTTAACCCCCCTTTAAAATTTTCAAGTTTATTTATTTGATGACTTCCAAGTTTATGATATTTATAAATCATTCTTTTTTTTGGAAAGTTATCAGGATTTCCACTAAAATAACTAACGTATCCGGATGTCATGTATTTAAACAAAGCTTCATTTTTCCCGAATGTATCATCAAAAGAATGTTTTGTTGTTGGAAAATATACACGAGGATTTAACAAGTTCATAATTAATCCAAGTTCAACTGGTTGATCATAAATTGGTGTTGCTGATAATAAAATAATTCGATTATTCATTCCAAAATTTTGAAGTGCAAAAGAAAGTTTACTATATTGTTCACCTGATACACTAATCAAATTTTGAATTTCATCGATGATAATTAAATTACCACCATTTTTTAATTGTTTTGAAATTGTACCGTGTTTAAATTGAATAGTGTTTTCAGATTTAAATAAATCTTCAATTAGTTTATGATGTGTAATGATATTCCAATTTTTTTTTATTTCCTTAATTTTCTTTTGTCTTTGAAATTTATCAAAAGATTTCATAGTTTCCCGTCTTTTCATATTCTTTATATCTTCATTGTCAGTAGTACTGCCAAAATTTAACTTTAATTCGTTTCGACAATTAAAAATGTTTGAACCAATGATTTCATTTATAAAACTCTGTTTAATTGATTTTGGTGTGGCTACAATTATGTTTTGGTCAGAGCCAGAATTTTTAAACGCAGCACTATATGTTGCACCAATAATAATTGAAGTACATGTTTTTCCGCTTCCAACTGAATGGTACAATAAGGTGTTTCCAAATGTATTATCACGAGTATGATATATATTTGTATATCGAGGTACAAACATTTGTTGAATACCTAATTTAGACCCCCGAAGGGGAGCGGGGCTACGTGGAAATTCTTTATCGACAAATGTTTTAAATTTTTTTGGATTAAATTCCAAATCATTAAATGTTGAATAAATTAATTCATCACGAGTACAATCCCAATCTGTGTCGTCGTTTTTATATTGAATACATTTTTCATCCATTATAATAATAATATCAAATGATTGTACTCTTTTTTATTTTAAATATAATAATTTTAGTCCTTACTGCAATTAAATATGCGTCAGACGATAAAGAACAGCTTTCTGAACCATCACAAAGAAACCTATGTACAATTATTGGTATGAGTTTATTGCTTGTCTTTTGTATTATTTTTATCGTTTTGTATTATACCCTAAGGGCTCGAACTTATTTCTTTTCAATCATATTATTCTTAACGATTTTATCCTCTTATATCTCGTGGGAGTTCTTTGTACGAAATAACTACGAAGAAGATAAAAGAACCCTAACATTTATTGTTTTAATTGTATTATTGTTTTCTGTTTTCCATTTATTTTGTAATGGAATCGTAACCTACGGGGATAATTATTTAAACATACCGTTCAAACCAAGACATATTCTTCATTCTTTTACCTTGTAAATTTTGTTCGGGTACACGACAATTTTTATTCTCAGAACAAAAGTATTGGTAGTTATGTCCATTCCATACTTTACATTTATGATGTTTACATTCCCTCCCAAAAGTATCATACCATGAATTTTTAAATGCATCTCCTAATTTTGGATAATCCATACCACCAACCGGTATAAACGCTTCGGTGCGGTGTACACTTGCAATAATAATAGCAACAATTGAAAGAAAAAGACTGAGTGCAATTACGAAATAAACTGCTCCTTTTTCTAAATTTCTTCTTATATCAATAACTTTATTCGCAAGTGTCAACATTTTAGTTTTATAATAATAAAATATTATTTGTATTTAATAAATGTCAAGAGAAACTAAAACAAACAAAATAAAAGTAGGTATACTTATCACAAAACCAGGACAAGAAAAGAAAAAAGAAGAGTTAATACATTGTGCCTCAAGAACTCGACCGTGGTTGGATGTTAACATACCTAGTCATTTGAGAATTAATAATTCGAAAAATAAAAAATGTGTACCCGGTGATGTTAGTGTTGGGTTATACATGCAACATAAAGACCCTAAAATAGAGATTGATTTTATAAAACCAAACGAAATAACAGAAAAACGATTAAAGGGTAATTTAATTAACTTTATGGTTATATATGATTTATTAGAATCATTTCATACCGATAAAGATAAAAAACGAAAAAATTTTAGAAAAGTTACAAAAATTCTTTCAAAAGCAAAGAATATTTATCCTAGCTTTGAATATCAACAATTTGTGAATGATAAATCCAAATATCTTGAATATTTTACGAAAAAAAAAGTAAATGTAATACCAACATTTAAAGTATCGTGTGAAACATTAAAGGAAAAACGTATTGATGGTACGATAAAACATATTATTAACCACGTAAAAAAAAGACCTTGGAATGGTAAATTTATTGCAAAACCTATTTTTGGTCAAGAGAGTATTGATTTTAAAGCATTTAAGGATGGACTTGACGACGAGTCTTTACAAAAAACAGAAAAAGAACTTAAAAAATATCTAAATAAGATTATGGTTGATAGAACAGTTAAATACCCTGGTATACTTATACAGAAATACATTGAAGGATTTGATGAAAAAAAACCAGAAATTCGCATGTATTTTTTTGATGAAAATTACAAGTATTCCATTATTACACATGATGGTAAAGTAGATTTACCTACGGTTGAAAAAGGGAAAATGAAAGTCAATAATTTAAATGAATTAAAGAAATTTGCAAAAAAAATATTAGATAAAACACCCGGTATAAATATAGGAGGAACAAAGCTTCCAAAAGCACTTACCCGAATTGATATTGCATGCGATGATAAATTTGGAAAACCGTGGATAGTAAATGAAATTGAATTCGTTCCGTCGCTGTATGTCGAAGATGTCAAAAAGATACCTGAAATATATTTAGGCGATGCTTTTCTAAAAATAGTGAACAAATTCAATCACACCGCCCCTACGGGGCGGCGGCGGACCCATTCGAAGAAGTCAAAAAGAACTTTGAAATCATCATAAAATTATCAACTCTTTGTTTTACGCCTTCTAACACATTCTCACTATTTATTACTGCATTAATGTTTTGAATAATCTTTTTATTTTTTAATTGGTTTTTATAGTTTTTTTGAATTTCATTTGAAATTAATGTAACGATTGTATAGTATAATTTTTTATTCTTGTATTCATCAATTGACCACTTTTTATTTTTCATAATACGGTCACCAATTTCAATAATGTCTTTATAATATCCCAATGAATCTAAATTATGAACTGAATTTGAAACTGTTTTGTTATAGCCAATTAACTTTTTATACTCTTCGTTATATTCATTGAATGAACTCTGGCTTTCTTTGCAAATAAAATGGTTAAATTCCGAAGAAGAATAATTTACCCCGGACCCCACGGACTTTAGTTTCAATTGTGAATTTGGTACACCAATGATGATTGAAAAGTATTTGTAAAACGTTTCTTCGTGATAAATATACAACCATGTAAAAATCTCATAAAAAAATATTCGATTTTTGTAATAATAACCAAATAATATTTTCATTGCATCTTTTTCTATATTGGTTTCCCATACATCGTAACAGAATTTGAAAACATTGATTTGAAAAAAATCCATTTATCTATTTTTTTTTGCCAAAGTTTAGTTTTTTGAGTTTGTATTTGTTCAGTTCTTTGTAATGAGAATCAAGAAAAAGAAATAAGAAAATAATACCTCCAATTCCGAATAAAAAAGAAATTGTAATTCGATTATCTTTGATTAAAAACTTCATTTATTTTTTTAATTTATTTAATAAAGAACAATAAAATATTTGGAATGAATCAGCACAGCAAAGCAATGAACTCTGACCCAAAGGGTTCAGCGGAATTAATGCACTTTAAGCAAAAAATGATAAATGATTTTTTAAAATTAAATTATGAACACTTTACATCTGATGCTACCGAAGACACCACGGATAATAATGTTGATGCAACAGAAGCTGATACATCTATCGATGTTTCAATGATTGATAACGCTGAAACTGAGCAAGACGACAATAGTGCCGAACAAAACACGGCGGCTTCGCCGCCTTCGATGGGTCCGGTCATGTCAACAACTGACTATGATAACAATAATCAAGATTTATCGAGTTTAACCACACGTCGTCAAACAGTTGGAAGATATATATGATAGAACTGAATACTTCGTATACTGTGTTTATTTTATACTGAAAAAAAAGTATGCAATTTAAAAAAGATGTCTGAACCAACAACTTCGCTTTTACGAGAATCATTTTTTCACTTTGATAAAAAGAGATGGCCCATTATTGTATTAACAATACGTGGTAAACCAGTAAGTGATGAAGATTTTGACAGTTTCTTAGAAACTTGGAAGTTGATTTATGTTGAATCAATGACAAAAGGGGAAAGATATAAATTAATTTTTGATACACGATTGGCTCAGATGGTAAAGTTGGATTATCTTAGCAAATTGGGTACGTGGTTAAAGGATATAAAAGACTTGACGGAAAGATGGATGGATAAAACAGCAATTATTGTTTCAAATCAATCCATACAATTATTAATACAATTTGTATTTCGGATATACAAGGCAGTTCGACCATTTAAAATATTTAATGGTAAGGAAGATCTTTCAAAAGCTATTCTATGGTTAAATACCGACGATAAAGGTGATTTGGAAATATTTGATAGTAAAGCTGCAGATATCGATGAAGAATTAAAAAACAATATGATTCAAAATCAATTTAAATTAAATTAGCCCGGTCCCCGGAGGGGTCCACCGCAAAGCGGTGTGTACCCCCGGAGGGGTCCACCGCAAAGCGGTGTGAAACCTATGGTTCCACCGCAAAGCGGTGTCTGCATAAAGGACAGTTTAAATGTTGTGATTTACACCATTTATCTATACATTTCTTATGGAATACACTGTTGCAACATTCTACAATTCTATACCCTTCTTTCGTTTTATATTCTTCAAGACAAATACTACATTTATCATTTTTAATTTCTTCGCAAGTATTTGATGTAATTCGATTATATTTTCCAAAAATTTCATTAATGTCTTTATCTTTTAATATTAATTCTTTTTCTTTGTTGACATCGTCGTCTTCAAAGTATTCTTCCAAGTATTCTTCGATATCAATAAAATAATTCGATTCAATCGCTAGTTCAAAACTAACTTGGTTATTATTACAATAACATTTCGATTTCAGTACATTTGATAATTGTTGCATTACCCTAAACGGCATTTCGGTGGGTTCTTCTAATGAATTATTTATTCCACGTATTTCCAAGTGGTAATTATTATCAGTTTCTTTAACATTAAAAAAAGGATTTAAATTAATTCGAATAAAATATTTACATTCTAATACTGTCGGTAATACCGCGGGAGTTGTCCGTACTGGCAACATAATTCGAAATTCTAAATTTATTTTTTAACTTTAAAAAATATTTTATTTTAAGATAAATATTCGCAATGTTTACTTTGCAACAAAATCAATTTACTTCCGCGTCGTGAACTTCTTCTTCTTCTTCTTCTTCGCTAATTTCGGCGTCTGCTGGTACGTCTGCTGATACATCTGCTGACCCATCTGTGTATACATCATCACTGACAACACTATCGTCTTCATCCCCTTCGACGGCTCTGTCGTCGTCGTCGCTATCGGCGTCCTTTATGATTTGAAACGATGATAACTTATTCGTGATTGATACTGGTCTCTTCACCTGTGCTTGCGCCATATCTACTGGGATACCCCAATCTCTTTTTGAAGATGATATGTAGATACGGTTAATGTTAATTATCGAAATCACCTTTGAAAATTTCACAACGTCTTTGAAATTCATCACCGTTCTATTTTCGTCGTAGAAATTAACATCTTCACGCGGATTTCCAAGTGGATTACTATCGCAAACACTTTCATAATTCCATGGGATTTTAACACTAATATTACTTGGGTATTTCTCACTTTTTTTGATAAATGAACCATACCCCTCCTTCAATGTTTCCATCGTATGAGCTTTCCCGCTTTTCATTGGCATGAATTTGTCTGCGTATCCCTTTGTAAGGAACTCTGATGCGATTTTATCTTCGATATCTTCCATTTTTTGCTTGAATACTTTTAATTCATTGCTCTCTTCTATTCCTTTAAACGATAGATTCATACTCCACTTGTATTTAGTAGCATCCCCGTCTGGTACAAATCTACTATTATTGTTAACACCAAATGGTGATACCATTTCTGGTGTTTGGATAAGTAGTGGGGTTAGGTTGTCTCCGTTTTTAATGTATATTCTAAATGACACTTTTTTATCTGGGCGGATCTTCTGTTGAACTACGATATTGTCCACTTTCATGGTTTTGAATCGAAAAATTGTTGGTTGTGACATTTTATTAATTTGTTTGCTTTTTCTTTTGTTAATTGTTTTAATTTGTTGTTTTTATATTAATATTTTTGTTTGTTTTTGCTTTTGTTGTTTGCTTTGTTGTTTTGTAATCGTACGTTGATTACGATGTTCCTTGTTTAGGTAATTGTTATTATTTTTTATCTTTAATTTATTATTGTTGATATGAACGCATAAATCAATTAAGAAGAAGCACCTATGCTGCTCTGTTGACTAACTACACTCATTGCGTCACTTAAATACCCATCACTCACTGACCCCCCGGTGCCGAAGGCACCTTTTGAACTAGATGTGTAAATAAAATATCCACCGGTAAGTATCAATAGCAAAACGATAATAACAATTAAAATGATCCATTTCATTTTGAATTTTTTGGACACGACCGGAATGGTCACTTCATTTTCTAAGAACGAGACGTGTTTTTTATCATCACCACCCACACGGGCGCCTTCGGCGCCGTCTTTGTTAGACTTTCCTGTGCTGGTGTATGGAAGCATTGCTTTTGAAAACTTTGTTTCTAAATCTCGTCTTTTATCATTGTCAAGATTTGAAATAATCTCTTTTACTATTGTGAGTACTGAACGATTTTCTTGAAATTCTAGTTTGACTGTATTGATTAACTCTGTCTCTTCTTGTGTTAAGACTCCACCCACACGTAATTGGATAACAGTGTCCAGTAAATCTGTGGAACTTTTAATTTGATTGATTTTATTTAATAGTGAAATAATCCTGTTTTTATCGTGAATTGCATATACCTTTGAAATAATCGGTACGAGGATATGTTGAATCTTTTCTAAGAAAGTAAAATACATAGTTAGTAAACTCCATATCTTTTCAACATTACTCTCGTTCTTATCAAAGGATGAGATAAATGTCATTATACTTGTAATTTGTTGATTAATTTCATTTTGCGGCTTCGAAGTAGGCGGCGAAGCCGCCGTGTGTTGCGGTTGTGGTTGTTGTTGTTGCTGCTGTGCCGCAGGTGCTGCGCTTGGAAGTGTTTCATACTCTGCTGATTGAAATTGACTTGTCATTGTTTTTATTATGTTAGAGCGATTATTATTCATTATAAATTAGCGCATTTATTTTTTTTAATAATTGTTTTGAATAAAATTATATATACCGTTTTGAAAAATTTGGTTGTATCCATCATGACTAAACATATTTAAGTCTTTTAGTTGAAGTTTATGACCAGTGTATGTTTTCGGATAAATCATAAATAATTCTTTTTCATGAGCAACACTTACACCACTCCAATTCGTTTGTACAGAGTAAAAATCATTTTGGGCAGTATGAAATGGTACCATTACAAAATTTTTTATATTTGGATTTCTTTCAACCATTAATAGACCTTCGTGAGGAATATAATTGCTAAATTCATTTTTAAACAACCTGTATACATCATATATATTTTTTATGATTTCAGGGTAAAATACTGTTTTCCTTTTGGTTTCATTATCATCGCTTTCAATATTTTCGTATTTTTTACTAACAATTGTATTAAAAAATTTATCTAGGTTTTTTAGTTGATATTGAGATGCAAAAGCATATTCCGATGTTATGGATAAAACATTTTTAAATATTTTTATAAAATGTGTAAATGTATCATGTGAATAAGTTATCCACGCGGTATTTTCAAGCATTCTTAAAAATGAAGTACGTTCATAACAATGTTTTTCATTTGGACCAGGTCCCTCAATATAAATAATATCTTTGATTTTTGTGTCAAATATGTCTAATGTAATCATATCGTGTTGCCCGTGACAGTATTCTGTAATTTCTTTGGGTTCATTTTTAAATTCAAGAAAATGAGTATTTTCAACCCCTTCTGACGTAGTAATATACTTTATTGAAACTGGATCATTTAAGATACGTAATAATACATACAAATACATAAACATTAATGGTGGCGCATGTGGGAGATTATATTGGTCTATATCCAAAGCATTAGTTGTATATCTCACAAATGATTCGCTTGAAACAGTTGGTATAAACCCAGGTTCGTGATTTGATATATTTGTCATTATACGTGAAAATAATGTTAAACTTTGAATTATACTTGTGAAGTCTGATGATGCTTCTGGATTATATAATCTAATTTGGTTTAATAATTGGTCAAATGATAATTGTTCTGTACGTTGTACTTGTTGTGGTGATCCGATAGATGGTTGTGAACTTGCAACAATATCAGTCGCACTAGTTGTACTTGTTCCACCACTTGTTGTACTCACTGTTCTGATAAAACTTTCTGTCTCTGTTTCACTTAGATCAGGACTTGGTGGAACTATACCACCCCTTTCAATTATTTCTCGTACATTTGCTGCTGATGGTAAATTCATTGCAAAACGTCGTCGTCGTCTTGGTCTATTTACGCTTCCTTGAAGTGTGGGTGGGACACTTGAAGGTGAACCTGGTGATGGTAAATTTAAACCACTTGTTGTGTGTGGATGTGGAGTTGGTTGTCTACTTTGACCTGATGCAGCAACCTCTTCACTTTGTTGAATTTGAATTGGTGCAAAAGGTGATAATTGTTCAACATTTCTTATTATATTACTTAGACTACTTGAATTTGTTTGTGTTTGGTTTGGTGGTGTTTCAGCTACAATTTGTGTAGAAAGACTATTTATGGGTAAACCTGCTGTTATTCCCTGGATTTCCAAATCCTCCCCAACATCATTATTCATGTTGTCATTAAATGAAGCATTTGCTAATTGTGTATCAATTGACAATAACATACGACGTCGTTGTGGTGAACTTTCGTCTGTTATGCTCCGCGGACTACTTGTAGGTCTAGGTCTTGTTCTTCTTCTATGAGTTAATAACTGATGTCGCTGTGATTGTAAAACCGTTGTGTTAAAAAAATTATACGCAACATTAAGTTCATCAATACTTCTTATAACAACACCAATACCTGTCGTATAATTCTGAGCAATTGCTTTTGGGGAACCTATAATACAATACCATAGAATAAATTTAAATAATTTTTCATATCTTTCATCTGCGTTTAGTTCAGTTTCGGGTAAAATTAATCGATTTAATCGTAGTATAATTTGAAGACACGGACCTTGTATACTTAAAATATTTGGTAGTGTAAACGTTGACAATTCGATATTAATCACATCTGTGTCATTAGAAAGTTCTTGAAATACTTGTTGGGTTTTTTCAAATATATTCGCTGTATTTAATTCTGTTGTCATATTTATGATAATTAATTATTATTCATTTAATAATAAGAATTATTATTTTGTTCTTCGTAAAGTCTTTGTTTCTGTTTTATTTTTGACTGCACTTTCATCAAAAAAAGCAAGAATTTCTTTGGTTTGTTGAGCAGCATCAGCGGAATTCATACCTTTCTTCGTCATAAAATATCCATTCAGTACATCTGGAATTCGTTTTTTGGTATATACATTTAATCTACGAGAAGTATTCTTTATTGTTAAATATCCACCCACGGGCAAAGATAATTCTTCATAATCATTTAAAGTCATAAATTCTCTTATTTTCTGGCGAAAACTTGTTTTAAGGGTTCGTAATTTTTTTGATACTTTATTGTATTCTTCTAATTTTGCTTCAATTTGTAATAATTTTTTAACAACATTTCTTAATCCATCTACATCATAAATCTCACCCTGTTCTTTATCCGTAATCACAATCGACATATTAATAATATCCATATTTACATCATCGGTCCGCGAAGCAGACAAAGCGCCCCCGGAGGGGGCGCGCACGTTGTTTGTTTCATTTTGTGATTGATACCGCTTAATAATGTCAGCCATTGTTTTTGCTGAATATTCCAACTCATTTTTATCTGTTTGTTTATCAAGCTCAGCTTCTATTTTTTGCAATGTTGTCAAATCCATTTTTCTTGTTTTATATAAATGATGTCTTTTTTTTAATTAAAAAAAACACAGCTTATTCTTCGTATGTCTCTTCTTTAAGTCCTTCTTCTTCTTCTTCTTCTTCTTCTTCTTCTTCGTGGACTTCAAGAGATTCTTCTTCTTCAAGTTCTTCTGCTGCGATACCGTAATCACCCAATTCTTCCGCTTCTTCTTCCACTTCTTCTTCGCGGACTTCAATATTTGATAAATACGCTGATTCCATATCACTATACTGATACTGTTCTTTTATCTTTTCTTGTTGTTCTTTCATTTGTTTCTTCAATTTTGCAATCTGTACGCCTGGTGCCTTTTGTTTCTTTCTAACTCTCTTGGGCGTACTTTTTTTTTTTTGCAACGGTTTGGGTGCTTTCGTTGTCTTTTTCTTTGCCATTTGCTTTTGGGCTTTCTTTGCAATTTGTTTCTTGTACTTTTTCTTTTTCTCAGGACTCTTGCTTCTTGGTGATGGTATTATAGCCCCGTAATCGATTTCTAATGAATTTTGTATAAGTTCGTTATTATCATTAATAACAGGACGACGCATTGTTGGGGTACCTAAAAGCCGTACTCTTTTGCTTTTTTTTGATCTTCCAAAACTACCAACGCCCACTGAGTTGTTCTTATTTGGGCTTTTGTTTGCACAAATATTCTCTTTTTCGTTATCGCTACTTCCACTTGCACTTCCACTTGCACTTCCACTTGCACTTCCACTTGCACTTGCACTTGCACTTCCACTTCCACTTGCACTTGCACTTCCACTTCCACTTGCACTTCCACTTTCACTTGCACTTCCACTTTCACTTACACTTCCACTTTCGCTATCACTACTACCACTTTCACTTTCACTTTCCATACCAGTTTCTTCGGATGATGTTTGTTGGTAGATATCGTTTATATTGTGTCCATTTTTTAGTAAAAAGTCATGAAATGCCCACAAATCATGCAAACCTTGATGCCATTCTTGATATCTATCTTTAAACCCATGTTCTGCTAAAGCTACACTCCACACTTTTTCCTTTTCCTCGATTATCTTTCGCTCGTTTTCTTTGTGTCTTAATTTACCTCTTTCATTTCGTATTTCTAGCTCTTTTTCCCATTCCTTACGTTCTCTATCTTCTTTTATCATTTTGTCCCATAATGATAATGGTTTCTCTTCCGCTTCCATTTGGGGTTCGTGATCTTTTGCTTCTTCTTGGCTTTCCTGGGGTTCGTGATCTTTTGCTTCTTCTTGGCTTTCCTGGGGTTCGTCTGGGATAAGTGATGGCATTGAAGAATTATCTTCTTCTTCTACTTCTTCAAATGGAGTTGTTTCAATAGGTTCTAACCCCTGGACGGCGCCTACGGAGCCTTCAACAGCAACATATCTTCTCATATGCCTTATAAAGTTCCAAGGATATACTTCCATGGGTTCTTCATTATCTTTATCGCGAACATATTTAACATCACCATACTCTATCTCGTTGTTTTTATCAGCCGCGAAACATTCAGATTTATCCATTATATGTACAAGGTTTCCATTACAGTCGTATAAAGAACCCATTGTAGTACATACCAAACCAAAATATTCAAGTGCAAGTTTTTCTCTTATTTCATCACTTTCGCATAATTCTCTTTTGTATCTGACAAAACTTGAAAAGCTCATATCATCGTTTTCCCAATGTGGGACCCCATAACGACGTATCTCATCCGTTTCCATTAAACGCGCGATATATGTAAGGCTTTTTACCTCTTGTATATATATCTTACGTGCACTGCGGTCATAAGTATCATACACTTCATATTCACCATCTTTTAAACAAATCAATTTGTTATCATTGTTGTATCTAGCTCCAACCAATCTTTGTTTTCCGGCATCATAAGTAATTTTTAATGATACATTACCTTGCTTTCTTGCTACTTCTGCGATCCTTTCGTAAAGGCTAGTCACTCTTAATTGTGGGTATTTATCAAATATACTTTCACCCTCCGGTGGAAAATAAGTATACTCTTCGATATTCAACACTAAAGAAGCTTCTATAATCATCCTAATTTGCTTTTCTCGTGCTAACTCATTTGCTATTTTATCATGTTCCACGTCTCGGTTAAGAATTCTCAATTGTTTATTTTTTTCTCTTTCATTCAGTGTATCGTCTTCTTTTATATCCTTGATGACTAATGCGTGATTTCTATCGTACTCTTTGAAATATTTTTTGGCATGTTCTTCACAATAAAACATACGACAACCGTCTGTTGGACGTATAACAACGACATTCCCCATAGCTTCTTTGAAACATAATGGCTTGATGTTTACATTCGTTTTTGTTGTTTTGAATTCACAGCAACTCATGTACGGCAAAATACGTTTCTTGATAAATTTCTCGACGTCTGGTTTTTTAATTGTATCATTCCTACCTGTTCTATACGGTCCCTGTAAATATTCTGGTTTAATGAAGAACTTTTCAGCTAAATCCTTTGTTGTTTGACTGGTGTATGGATAATAATCTGGCTTAGGCTTAGAAGCCCTAGTTGATAATGATGAACCACGAGAAGTTTTAACCTTTTCTAACTCATTCTTTAATTCAACGATTTCACAACTTAGTTTATCAATAATCTCTTGCTTTGTTTTATTGATTTTATCCATCAATACGACATTTTGAGACTTGATAACATTAGCAAGTTCAAACTTGATACGGTCAAACATTTCACACGACATTGACATTATAGGCTCAGTTTGTTGAGATTGATTAACAAAGGTTTTGAGATCATCAGTACTTGTACCAATACTCGTGGTAGCAGTGGTAGCAGTCGTAGCGACGCTACCTACGCAGTTTTGTTCAATTGTGTTGAGTGGTGGCATTTTGTTAGTTTTATTTTTTTTCGAGTATCGTTTCTTAATTTATATCAATTTTTGTTTTTAATTTATTTTTGTTTTGAAGAAAACAAATTTGTTGATTGTATTTTTTTAATTGAATATCCCCCTTATTTTAATGGAGCCAAAATTTGGAAAAAAAATAATTCCAATTATTAAAAATTAAAATTCGAATGACTTTGGAAACATTAATATTAGTTATCCTTATTATTATTTTTATCGTTCTTGTATGTATGGTAGTTAGACAACAAACTGCTCCGCGCAGCGGATCGGCGCGATGTGGATGCACGAATCTAAATGAACACTTTGTCAATTGTAAAAATACACCTCCCCCCCTTCAAGGACGATTTCCTCAAATCCCCCTATTTAATGGAATAAAACCAGTGAAAAATTTACCATTAGGAGCCAATGAAACAATGGTGGTATATGATCCCCTCGCGGGGTATGATGGATTTCAAGGAAGTTGTTATAACAACATTAACGGTGTAAATAAATTAAAAAAGAAGAATCGGTATGGTACAATGCGCAATTCCAAAGTACCAGGTAACCAATCTTACGCTTATTGTGAATATGGTGTTGATAACCCATTTGATAAAAAAAAATAATTCTAATAATAAATTAATAAAATTAAATTATGGTACTTTCATTTACTACAAGATCGAATACACCTGTTCCAGATGGAACCATACGAAAAACTTGGGATAAATATAAGAATTCTGGTTTTAACTATAATTTATCACAGACATATCATCGATCAAAATTAAATGGACAATGTTTGAAAAGTGCAAAAGCAAATACGTTTAGTAGTGGAAAGGTACCCATTGGGGCTTGGGTAAGAGTTCATGATGGAGGATGTGAAAATAAAAATGTATCAGATAGTTTTGTATATGGTTCAGGGGTACATTCTGGCTCATCTTTTCCACAACGATTAACAGACGACGTTGCTTCAAATTGTGCTGGTGGTTCAGCCTTATTATATAATGAGTATCCGAGTACTGTAAATAAAAGGGCGTATAATAGTAATGGTGCTACAACCGATAAATGTTTTATCGGTACATCTTCATCACGTAAACACGATGTTGATAATTATACGCAGGGCGGTGTACAATATCCTGTGTTTTGTCAATTAGGCGATTACGTTGAAACCAATCAAGAATGTAAAAATCAATGTAATAATGTTGTCGCAAATAACCCAAACAGTGTCATTTCGCAACCTGACAATTATTGTAATTTTGCCAAAGACCGATTGTGTAGTAAACAAAAAGGAGATCCTTTAAAGAAAAACATGTTTGATACAAGTATTCCATCGGAAAAGAATTGGATCGCTGAAAAGGTGTGTAGAGATTATTGTGGTGGACCAGGTGAGAATACGAGTGCTACTTGTCAAAGAAATAAACGAGAATATTGTAATAACCCAAATAGCTGGCCCGATGCAGCGAATTATTGCTTTGAATTCTGGAAGAAAAATCAAAATAATGTGGATATGGAGACAGTATGTGGTGACGAGTTAGTCGATCCATCTAGTGTTCAGAATATAACAAAAAACTTAGGTTGTGGGTTTTTATGTCGAGGTGAAGGACTTGATGTAAATGATAATATATGTACCAAGAAACGATTTGACTTTTGTACCAAAAAGAGCTCTGAAACAGGTGATTATAATAATATGGAAACCGAGTATTGTTTTCAATTTTGTAAAGACCATCCGGACTTGTGTGAAAATTCTTTAAATGATTATTGTAAAGATAAAAAGGAATTATTAGATACTCAAATACCCGGTAATGATAAACGCAAATACTCTGACTATTGTGGTTGTATGATGGATACACAATTCTATGAGGATTATGTGAACAACATTTTTTCACAATTTAAAGAAGGCGGCTTTGAAGTGCAAGGCGCAGCGAATATAAAGACTGAACCTGAATGTATATTTCCACAGTGTAAATCTGGTTCCATATTAACATCTGCCCAAAAAGAAAATATTTCACAATGTGGTGCTAATTGTTTACAAATTATGCTGAATAACATTACCGATTCGGAAATAAGTGGTGACTTTATGACCAATCAATCTGCGAAATGTACCAATATTAAAAAGACGATTACGGCTCCTCCTGCAACTACGGCTCCTCCTGCAACTACGGCTCCTCCTGCAACTACGGCTCCTCCTGCAACTACAGAACCAGTACCAGCAAATGAAGACGATTTTCAACCTATTGAAGAACCTGGTAATGGAGACTCCGTAGGAGCCGATGGTCAAGTTATTGATAAAAACGTTGATACATCCGATAACAATGCAGCAATAATTGCCGGTGCTGTAATTGGTTCGATTTTTTTTATTGCTGCTATTGCCCTTACCGTTCACTTGATTAGAAAACGATTTCCAATAATAAAAAAATAAACTAATAAATAAAAGTATAATGTCACCATTAACATTTACAACGAAATCGTTAGAACCCGTACCGAATGATACAATACGAAAAACATGGGATCCGTATACATCTATCAATTTCGGGGGAACAAATATTGGCAAACCAAACACATCAAAATTACCAACAATAAGCAAATTAGGTGGCACGTATAAACATATGAAAAATATATTTGTTATGTATCCGAATTTCCATCAAACGAAAACATATAGTTCTGGACGTGTCCCAATTGGTGCTTGGGCGGAAATAACTAACAATGCAGGTCGAAGATTAAGTTTATTACAAAAATTTAACCCACCGTGTGGAACAAATGTCGTAGATAAAATGGTATACGGTGAAGGTGATTACACTGGACCTCAATTCCCAGAACAATTAACAGACGATATTGCAACAAATTGCGCTGGGGGGTCTGATTTAACTTTTAATGAATACCCAACTACAAATGAAGATAATTTTATTAATAAAAAAGATACATTTACATCAAAACAATGTTTTTATGGAAATCGTACACCACCACAGGATAAAGATCAATGTTTAAAAGGTGGGGTTCAGTATCCTGTATTTTGTCAATTGGGTGACTACGTTGCAACTAATCCAAAATGTGCACAACAATGTTCTGGTGTTAAAAGTGATACTGACAATCCGAATTACTGCAATTATGCTTATGATAGATTATGTGGTAAACTAATCGGTGACCCGTTGAAGAAGGATAAATTAAATACCTTAGTCCGCTCGACGAAAGATTATATTAAAGAACCAGTGTGTATGAATTACTGTGGAAGTGCATCCGATAAAAGTTCAGAATTATGTCAACAGCATAAATTAGCCTATTGTACTACTGGTGGACCATTTGATAATGATAAGTCAGCGTATTGTTCCGAATTTTGTACGACGAATGAAGATATTTGTTTTGGGAATAAGTCTGTAATGGATAAACTTTGTCCACCGGACGATTCAGCGCCGAAGGCGCTGTGCGACAAGTATACACAAAAAGAATGTTCGAATACAACTGCTTTACCAACTGAACGTTGTTTCAAATTTTGTAAAAGTAACCCTGAACTATGTATGGATACATTGAAAGAGTTTTGTGAAGGAAAGCAGAATAGATTAGACGAACCTGTTGATGGTTTACCACAGAAAAAGTATTCCGACTATTGTGGATGTATTCAAGACATCTTCACAGAAGCTGGTTCGGCTACGCCGTACGATAAATATAAAACATCAGTTATTGAATCATTAACGAGTAGAAAATTAAAAATCGCACTTGGTAATGACAGTCTTCAAAGTAATCATTGTATCTCTCCGAATTGTACCGATGATAGTATTAAACTACCACGTTTGCAAGCGTGTAAAAATAATTGTCTCGAAAAAATATTTAAAGGATACAACTTCACAGACTTTAACAACGAACATATTCTTGAATGTGATGAAATTGTGGAAATCGTGGATGAAGGGGCGGTGGATCCGCCGCCAATAACTGAATCCGTTGTAATCAACGAAGAAATACCTATATTTTCTGAAAGTATTCCCGAAGAACCTGAAATCCCGGATGAACTTTTACCGCCGGAAATTCCCACCGGTCCCGATACACCTACGGGGAGTGATGAACCACCTGAACCTTTGGTTTCTGAAACACCTGGATTGGAGTCCTCTTCGTTAGATGAACCACCCGTAACTACCTTGGCTCCTACGGAGCCTTCGACATCGGCGGCTCCGCCGCCCGTGACGTCCGAAGAGCCTGTCCCCGATGCTGTTGGAACACCTCCTGAGTCTGAGCCCGCGCCTATTACTTCGGCGGCGGCGGAGCCGCCGCCCCCGGTGACGTCAAAGGAACCTGATTTCTCATTTACAGATGAAGAATTAATCGAAGAGTCAATCACAACGCCACCAGGTTCAGAAGAAATAATCGTCACTTCTGGTACGGGTACACGAACCGAGAGTGAAGTACAAAAAGGAGGAGATTCAGAAAGTTTTAAGTTAAGTATTGCTGAACAGGCAGGGATAGGTATTGGGTTGAGTCTCCTTGTACTTTTCATCATTTTTATTATTTTGTTTTTTCGTTATCGTCGTTAATTTTTTTATACTTCTATTGCTTGGTGTACCCCCGAAGCAAATGCATCCAATTCCGTAATTGTTTGCGCAGCCGGTTCATTTTTGTACTTTTCTTCTCTTTTATCGCTGTATCCGATTAATTTGTATATATTGATTCCGCGTGCATCACTAATATCTACACTTGATGGATTGTTAAACACTTCATGAAATGCAGCATTTAATTCTCTTTCGAGGAACTCGTCGTCTTTATGATTCGGATTGAAACGTATCACTACTAATGGTTTTACAACACGTTGATTCGCTGTTATTTGATCGGCTTTTTCCTGCAATGATCTCATCTCGCACAGTACTGCGTATATATTATGATTATTTTCGTCACACTCAACTAATACATTGTACGGAAAATCGGGTTCGGTTAGATATAAAAAATCACACCTTCTCAGATTAACAACATTGCATTGGTAATCCCTTATGATTTTATCGTTCACTGATTCTTTGTATCCCCACGAAATAAACTTTTCTTTCCATTTTGTTTCCAGTCTTAACATTTTTTGGTCTTGTCGTTCACAACCTGCACATACTTTTACTTTATGTTTTAATCTGTTTGGTGATAATAACATCATTTTGCATGTCGAACAGAACCTCCAACGTTGAGTTGAGCATTGATAACAATTATCTTTATGTATTCCGTGCTGTATGCATTTTAATTCCCCTTTATTCTCATGATAGCGTTGTCTACTTTTAGCAGATTCTTCCTCTTTATTATCATGATAACGTTCTCTTCGCTTAGCACAAAATTCCTCTTTATTATCTTGATAACGTTGTATTTCTTTATCTTTATTATCTTGACGCCATTGTTTGGTTACTTGTTTTGAACAAGCTTTACAATAACTTTGATAAAGAATATCACCGTTTTTCTTTTTGCCACTTTTAGAGTATTCATCAATCGTTTTTTCAATATTACATTTTCTACAAACTTTATTCATTTTAATGTTAATTGTTTTATTTTTAAAGACTATAACAATGTTTTTAATTAAAAACAAACGAACTTATTCTTCTACGTCCATTTTGTCGGTAGGTGCTTCCAGAGAGATCTTTAGATCATGCCCCATAAAGGAGATCTTTAGGTTGTCCAATGAATGTTGAACTAACTTCATCACCATAATCAATATATTATTGTACAATGGCTTCTCAATAGCATCTGGTAACAGACCTATATTAATATCCTCATCGAGTAATAGCTCATCTACGAACCTTTTAATTTCGTCCTTTGACAATGTTAACTCTTTTTGCTTAATATCCACCATATTATTTTTCTTTTATATAATTAATAAATAAAAAAAAGATGTATTTAAACAGTACTAGCAATTCCCCACCACTACCAGCAAACAATATATCGCAAAAATTATATTATGAAAACCTACCAAATTGCGAACAGCGATTTGGCGATACAGGACAAGTACCACCAGCACCGTGTTGCGAAAGAGATCTAAATCTCCAATCGTATTATAAAAAATCTCCTAAAAATATATGGAATGCAGCGTCGAATTATCAAAGAGGTCCAGGATTTAGTTCATGTACAGATAACGCATTTCTAAAACAATGTGTGATGAGTCAGTATTATACATACTTATCAAAAAACAATGTATTACCAAAGTAAATGCGTAAAATATACAATTATTTAATCTTATAAATTTTAAAAAATGGATTTATTTACTAAATTAAACGTAGAAGGCTTAATTACAAATTATCTATTATACCCAGGCTTACAACAAAAAACAGGGGAAAATAACAATAATAATGCAATTGTAGCTTTAACATCGTTTCAAATCAATCAATACATTATCACGCATTTACCAGGAGTGATTCGATACTTTTTTGATAACACGAGATATTATATCTTTAAACGTATCTTTGCTCCAAAAAAATTAATACTTACATCATCAATTGATTTCATGTATATAAACGAACCGAATCAAAAAAGTAAAACGATTGAAAGTATATTAGATTACATTTGTAAAAAGGATGAAGCGATATTTTTAAAATATACCGATACAGACAGTTATAAACCTTTTAATAATAAAGAAACGTTTAAAATCTCAGAAAATATATCTGTTCGAATTAAAGAATCGAATTACTCAGAAGACGGGAAATTACAATCAATGTCGTTTCAAATATTTTCAACGGTATTGACACTCGATACATTAAAAAGATGGGTAAAAGAGATTGAAAAAATGCATGTAAAGGAAGATACAGTGTTATCTTCGATTGAATTTACTTATCTAAGCGATCTTGAAAAAAGTGATGATTTAGTTGATAGTGTAATTGATTATATATGCCAGGAAAATGATACAGTGTTTTTAAAATATACAAATGATTTCAAACCCTTTAATAATAAAGAATTCAAAGTAACGGATGACATTAAAGCAAGGATAATCGAATCAACATATTCAGATAAAGGTAAATTAGAATCGTTTTCGTTCCGTATTTATTCAACTGTATTAAAGTTAGACTCGTTACGTAAATGGGTATCAAACATCAATGAGATATATCAAATCGAAAAAGAAAATCAATTATGTAATAAACGTTATTTCTTCCAAGAAATTCCCACACCACCCCCAAAAGACATCGATGGGAATTATCGCTTTGAAACGTCAAGAAGAAATTTAATCTTTACAATGTCTGAATTTGAATCAAATAAAAGTTTGAAAAATATATTTGGTCCATGCATTCAAAATATTAAAAACCGCATCGATTTATTCAATAATGTTGAATGGTACGAGCATCGAGGATTACCAAGAACATTAGGCTTGTTATTACATGGTATACCAGGGACAGGAAAGACGAGTGTGATTAAAGCAATTGCAAAAGATACAAATCGTCACGTGATTTCAGTCAAGTTGTCAAATTATACCACACAAGAACAATTAAATCAACTATTTTACAAAGAAACACTCGAAGTAAATAATGGGACAAAAAACGAAACATTTAAGATACCATTAAAACAACGTATTTATGTATTTGAAGACATAGATTGTTTATCGGATATCGTATTACAACGTTCACCGGGTTCGTTACATACACGTAACGCCCCGCCGCCTCCGGCGGCGGCATTGCCAGAGGTAAAATCAATTAGTTCTTTAATGGGGACAGAATTAAATGATGTTTCAAACAACGACATTGCGTCAAGTAGTGATGGTGTAAGTATTGATTTGAATTTTTTATTGAATTTATTTGATGGTATCTTGGAAACACCGGGTAGATTAATGATCATGACCACCAATCATCCGGAAAAATTGGATGAAGCACTTATTCGACCAGGAAGAATTGACTTGAACATTAAATTTGAAAAAATGACACATAAATATATAGAAGAAATGTTTGAATACTTTTATCAGGATACGATTATAAAATCGTATTATACGTTTGATGAATCTTTTGATAATCTATTTACACCTGCTGAATTAATACAGATATTAGGTGTACATTATTCTGACCCCGATAAAGCGTACAGTGAAATCAATAAACACCGCCCCGTAGCCCCGTAGGGGCGGCGGAACCCCTTCGGGGTTATTAACGTTTTACGTTAAATTAAAGAAATAAATAATAATGGTATACAACAACAACAAACAACAAACAACAAAGAAAATGAGTGACGAAGAAGCCGATTGTTCCACTGAGAGAAAACCAGCACGCTTGCGACGTTCTAATCATTTTAATCATAATAATAATTCCACGCGTGGACAAAATGTACGCCCCGAAAAGCGATTTGAACAATTGGAATCCCAAAAGAGATTACTCATCCAGGAATTAAAGATAATAGAAGACAGTCACTTGAATGAAACAGACGATGAGATGGAATTATTATTAGAAGAGCAAATACGTTCAAAGGAAATCGAAATCGATAAACTATCAAAGCAAATACACGGAATACAATCAGAAATTAAAAGGAGATTTATGAACAATGCATTTAATATACGAAAGAAAAACTCACCCATTTCAAATACTTATAAAATCGCATGCAAAGATGCAGAAGATACTGTATTTGATATGGTAGCTGTTCCATCAGAAACCATTGCTTTCTTTTTTTCTACGGGGGATAATATAATCGATTGTACTCAATTTGGTGATGTTTTACCTTCGAAACTTTCTTATTCGTGGTTTTTGAATTTATTTAAACGAGAAAACAATGTTATTCCACTGAGTCCCGGAATAGAAACACCGCAAAAACAATTATCAAACGGTAATTTTGTAAATGTAACATTTTTTGTTGAATATTTTTTAAATAACAAGACGTTTATTAAACGATGTCGTGATTATTATAAAAATTATTTCATTGACTTTATCATAAAAAAAGATAAAAAAAAAAAGAAACACTATACGATTATATTAAATGTTAGCCCTTCGGGAATACGGTTTTGTTAATTTAATTTAATTTAATTTAATTTCGAGAAAAAAATAATATTTTTAACTTTTAAAAACAATTGAATATAATATATAATGTCGGACCTTGATGAATTAATCGGTGATTTTGAAGAATTTAAAGAGATTTCGGCTGCAGCAGAAAAAGAATTAAAAGGAACAATCGGTGAATACAAAGAAAAAGTATCATGTGTCACGAAAACAATTAGAGACGCAATTAAAGAACAAGAAAAGAATGGTTTTGGTTCATCATACGGGTACGGGTACGGAATGTCATCCGGTCCGCGCGGCGGACAAAGACAACGTATGGTCGGATACAGATCACCATCACGCCGTGCACCAAGGGCAAGGGGTACTACTGTAAAAAGAAGAAGAAGCCCAATGATGTACTAAAAAAACCCAATGAATATTATAAATATTTTAAAATTAAACGTTTTGTTTTTGTAATCGTTTGAATTGTAATTTTAGTTTGAATTGCAATTTCAGTGATAGTGATCGCCCCTTGGGGGGCAACCATTGTAATAATTGTTGCAACTAATGTTTTTAGTCTGATATCCGTTAATCGTGGTACTACTGTACATTTTTCATAAATTTCAATACATTTACTTAATAAAGAGTATTCTAATTTTAATTTATGAATAATGTTTTCAAATATTGACCGTAT